TATTGGCTTATCAGGAAGAGCAAATAACGGGCGGGGCCGTGGCAATGGTGGTTGATTTTGATACACAGGAAATACGGGCGGCGGCCAAAGAAGCAGAGGATAAAACTATAGAGGCGCAGGTGGCCGTGCTGGTGGAGACGGAGGAAGGGAAAGGGGTTTATCATTCTCTTCCGTTGAATTTCTATCTGGAGCCAGGGTTGATAGGGGATGAGCATTTGCCGAATTCTGCCCGGCCGGAATGGGAAATGATGTACGAAACTGTGTTGGAAAGAGCCGAAGAGGCGGAAGGCTATGCAGGATCTGCCTGGGCCTCCAAAAGTGCTGCCGCCGATTCCGCGTCCGCAGCCGACACATCCGCAGCTAACGCAGCCCGTGATGCTAAGAGTGCCAATGACGCGAAAACGGCTGTAGAATCGCTGGCTGCCACCTGGCCGGAAACGGTCAGCGACGGGAAGCAGCAGATTATTGAAGCCAGGAATGAGGCTGTTACTGCCATACAGGACAAGCAAGCGGCGGCCGTGCTTGCCGTAGGGCGGGCCTCACAGACCGCGCAACAGAATATATCCAGCGCGCAAAGTACCGCTGTTCAAGCCGTCCAGACAGCGCAGACGGAAGCGAAAGAGACGATTGAACCCCTTGTTCAGCGCGCCGAAACCGCCAAAGATGACATTGACCAGGCGGAGAGGCGTATCAATACGGCTGCCGATAATGCCGCAACTTCTGCCACCGCCGCGGCCAAATCCGCGACGGCGGCCCAGCAGGCCCTTGAGGCCATGCCGCAGGTGGACGCCTCCGGCAACATGACGCTGGCCGGAGGTCTGACGGCGGCGGGGGCCGTCAACGCCAACGGAGGCATCAACATCCCGCTTGCCGTGGGGGCGGCAACGGATACGTCAGCGGTCAACCGCCTGTACGCCGCCGGGCTGGCTGCCGTCACTGACGCTTTTTCCGTCAGGTGTTATCCGCTCCTGGCGGATTGCTCGTCTTCCAATGGGACGGTTTTCAAAACGGACAGGGAACCCAATTCCCTTTATTTCAATGTCCCTCCCAATTCCGCCTTTACCGTGAAATGCGGCCTCGTGACCAACGCGAGGCCCATGCACAATTATTCCAGCATCCGGGGGTGGGTGGCCCCGCTGCGGCTGCCGTCTGTCAGCACGAAATTCACGGCCAGGTTCGGCCAGATGACAACGGTTGCGCGCATGGGGCGGGACAGGGACGCGTTTACGCTGGTGCCGGATCAGGCGGCTGGCGGCTACAGGATTGGGGAGATTATCGATATTACGTTTGATCATGTCCGGGACGCGGACGCGGGAGGGTATCATATTCGCGTCCGGGAGATCTATTATTCCAATGCCGAGCAGAAATGGAAGATGAAGACGACGCAGGCCCTCGCGCCGGAGACGTCTTCCAATACCGGTTATCCCGTCTGCGTGTACGCGGTGGTTTACGAGCAATACCAGGACGGAGGATATGATACTGAAGACAGGGGCGCGCTGTGGCTGCTGCATGGCGGGAATTCCTCCCGCGGCTGCGTCAAAATCGCCACGGTGAAGGGAGTCCATTGCTTTGAGAGTATTTATCCCTTTTCCGGATATTATCTTGATATGGAGAATACCAACAGCTGGGCGTTGGCCGGAGCTTTCCTGCCTGCGACGATGCACTTGCATTGCAATAACGTCAATCCGGCGTATTACGGTTTTTCCTCCATGGAGAGCAATATCATTGTTTCCGAGGCGGTGGAGGATTTTGTTGACCCGGAAGCCGAAACGACTACCGAAGATTGAGTATGAATAATGCAGAGATACAAATACAGTTTCCGCAGCCTGGTAACTGGCAGGAATTCACCCTGACGGCCATTTACCCGGACGAGGAAGGGTACACCCGCATAGACCGCTATCAACAGAATGATGTACCAGAGGAGCAGACCCCGGCCATGGCCGCCGTAGTTGCTGCGCTGGTGGGATTGGGTGAGGATTGGCAGGCCGTCCAGGTGTGGGCAACACAGGATTGGTATTACCCGGATCCTGCCAATGAGGATGACCCCATTGTGGGAGTGGAGGCGGTGTATCTGGCCGTGGAGGCCGTTAATCCCCACGGGGGGCGCAGGATTTTTACGGACCGCGATTACCCGGAGTTCATCATTACCGCCCCCGCCGCCGTGGCGTTTTTTAAGCATTTCACTACTAAATAATATGAGCACGAATAAAGAAAAAGTGAGTTGGCTGACTGGTCTCCTGACCGGTTGGGGTATTAAAGAGAGTTGGGCAAAAGTCATTGCCGGAGCTGTGATTGGGGCCCTGGTTGCCGCGGGGATTCTGACGCAACCCGGCTGCGGTCATTCCGTGGACGTGACGCCGGGCCGCACGGAAGTATGCAAGGACGGCTCCTGTCTAGTCATTGAGCAGGGACATATTTCTTATTCCCAAGCCCAGCCGAAAACGGACGTTCCGCCCATCGTACAAACCCTCAAGAAGTAGGAATCATGTGCACCAAAGCCCGCGCTTACCTGACACTCTTACGTGAGTACAAGGCCGAGATTGTCATGATCGTGGGCTTTGTTGCCGCCGCCATCATGTACCACGACATGAGGACGTTCATTAACGAGCAAACCCGCGCCTTGTCGGAAATCAATCTGCGACTCTCCAACCTTGAACAACAGAGCAGGAAATGAACTGTAAAGTTTTTCTTACCAGTTCTAACTAGTTCTATCAAAAACGACTTATAACTCATGAACACCATTGAAAGAAAGATGGCCGCGGCTATCCTCCGGTTTGAAGACAGCCGCGTTACCGGGCCGGATTCCCTGCGCGTTTCCCGCCTTCCCGCCGCCGACAAGGGCGGCAAGTGGGAGATTTGCGGCATTTGCGACGGCATTGAACCGGACGTGTTTAACAGATTGAAGGCCCTGCTGGATGCCGGAAGGCGTGAAGAGGCCTGGGAGGGATGTCTCCAGTACGTCCTGGATAATACCGCCGCCGTGCGTTCCTGGCTGGGGTCTGACGCTTTTCCGGCCACGGAGTTTATGTTGCGGGACCATTTTTTCAATTCCGGGAGCAGGAATACCGGGAAGATTTTGCAGCGCGCGCTGAATGTCCACGGCGCCGGGCTTGTGGTGGACGGGATTGTCGGCCCCAGGACCCGGCAGGAGCTGCAGGACCAGCTGGCCGCCACGGGTGAAGCGGTGTTCCTTATCGCTCTGCAGGAGAAGCGTCAGGCGTTTTACCGCTCCTGCAGGCAGTTTCCGACCTTCGGGAAGGGCTGGCTGAGCAGATGCGACGATGCGTTCAGCGTGGCGCAGGAGCTTGTTTAAGTTTTACATCACTCCCCCTATGAGCAAGAAACCCCGCAGCCAAAAGGCCGCCAGGAAAACCAAGACTGCCGACATTGAGATTTTCGAGGATCGTTCCCCTCAGGAAAGAGGATATCTTGGTTTTTACACCAGCATCACGCCCAGGGTGCTGAAAAATGCCCGCGAGAGCGTCCAGACGGGCAATATGCTCGACTTGGAACGCGTGTTTCGTTCGATGAAAATCGAATGGCCTCGGTTGCGGGGAAACCTGCGGAAGCTCCGCGAAAAGGTTCAGGCCTTGGAAATTACCGTGTCCCCCTGGGCCGAGAAAGGCAAAAAGCCGGCACCAACGGCCAGCCGGCATGCGGATTTGGTGGAATCCGCCCTGTATTGCTGCCGGATTGAACAGGGGAAATGGGAACTGGATCTGAACGGATTGATTGGGGCCTTGGCGGAAGCTCCGGAACGCGGAGTGGGTGTGCTGGAAATCATGTGGAACCCTGGCCATATCCGGGCGCCCCGCGCCTATTGTCCCATTCCTTCCACATTTTACAAATGGTCCAGCTACCCGGCGCAAATCGACCGTCTTGTACTATGTCCGGACGGAGTAGGGTGCGGTCCCGAAATGGAATTCCCTCCCAACAAATTCATTGCCTCCCTCAACTGTGACGGGCTTGACCATCCTATCTACGGCGCCAACCTTCTGGCCCTGGTCGGTTGGTTCGGCGCGGCCAAATTCGGCTTGTCCTGGTTCATGGAATTCTGCCAGATATTCGGATCTCCTCTGCGTCATGGAAAAGCATCGGGAACCCTGGCGCAGAAGAAGCTATTTGACCAGATGGTGAAATTCGGACAAACGGGCATCCTTGTAACGGACCCGGATGCAGACGTGCAATTTCATGACGCCGTAAAAGGAGGCAACCAGCTTCCGCACCTGAACATGCTCGAAGAGGCCAACAAGGCATGCGATATTCTGATTTTGGGGCAAACCCTCACCAGTTCCGTTTCCAGCACAGGCGGCAACCGTGCGTTGGGTGAGGTCCATGAAAACACGGAAAACCAGGTTGTCCTTGCCCGCGGGAAATACGTTGCCGGCGTCCTCAACCAGCAGCTTGTCCCGGCCATCCTGGAACTTAACCTGGGAAGACGCCCGGAACATCTGCCCTTCATCTCTTTTAAGGATCCGTCCTCCGGTATGAGTGAAGCAAAACTGGGGTGGGTGGAAAGGGCAACCAGAATTGTTCCCGTCGCTGAAGAACAGGTTTACGACTGGCTTGATATCCCCATGCCTGAAGAAGGGGCGAAACTCTACCAGCCGCCATCTTTTGGGGGATTCGGGCCGGAAACGGGAGAAGTGGATGACCTGGACCGGGAATCCCTGGTTCATGCGGCGCGTAAAAAAAAACGCTGAAGCACATTGACGAGGTCAACCGGATTGCGGCCCGTATCGGGCGCCAGACGGACCAGGCGGCCCATGAACTGACCTCCGGTGTTGCCGGATTCATGGAAGACCTGATTGCCGCCGTAGAAGCCGGGGAAGACCTGGAAACAGTCATCCGGTCCGCCCGTAGGCAGGTGCCGTCCCTGTGGGACAAAATAGATACCTCCAAGCTGGAAGAGCGGCTGGTCAAGGTCCAGCATGCCGCGCTGGAAGCCGGCTGGAACTCCATGCGCGAATCCAAAAAGGCCAACGGGGAAGGATGACGGGCCATGAACATTGAAATTGATATGAGCGGTTTTGACGCCGCACTTGACGATGCCATGAAGATAGCCTCCCCGGAAACGCTGGAAGCTGCGAACCGGGAAAGCGGCGAATATCTGCGGGACTATCTGGCGTCCTGGTACGACGGCAAAGGACGGGAACACTGGATCAACAATTCTCTTCCTACGCATGGCCCGGGACGCATGGCGACAGGCTGGTTTTCCAATATTGCCCGTAAATGGTTCCTTTCCTCCGCGAATGCTTCCGGATCGGTTATCTCCAATCCCGACGAGGACGGATCCCTGCGGCATAAAATAAAGGGAGGGACAATTACGGCCAAAAATTCCGGGGCGTTGACCATTCCCCTTGTTCCGGAGGCCCACGGGCGCCGGGTTGCCGATTACCAATCCGAAATCGGGGAATTGTTCACCATCCCCAACAAGAACGCCCTGTTTGAAGCCGTGGACGGCGGGGGAGTGCGTGCGGTGTATGCCCTGCGCCAATCCATCACACAGGACCCCTGGCCGGACGCCATCCCGACCGGCGAAGAATTGATCAGCGCCTATGGCGTCAAGCTCATGGACGTTCTGGCGGCCTCTCTTGATGCCTGAAACACATATCCAGCCCCGACTATTTACGCTTTTCCGTTTCATGCCATGCTTGGGGCATGGATTTTGAATTCAACGTTCCTCTTGCGTTTGGCGACGCTCCGGCCTGTATCGTGTACATGCCGGAGGGGGATCATTTCATCAATGCATCCATTGGAGGACGGCAGAAAGTGATTGTGGACCGCTCCTGCCTGGAGGCTTTGCAGCGGGACCTTGCGTTGAAGCTCACTCAAAACGTGCGGCCCGTCTGCTACTTTGACCACAAGACGGGACCCGCCTCCTTTATTCCCGCTTCCTTTGACTACATGGATGGCGTGGGCGTCATCCTCAAGGGGGAATGGACGGAAAGCGGCAGGAAAGCGGTGCTGGGGCGTGACTACAGCTATTTTTCTCCGGCATTCAAGCTCAACACGGCAACCTGCCGCCCCATAGGCCTTGAACCGGATGACATTGAGGTTGGCTCTCTGGTGAATGACCCGGCCTTTGAGAATATTGCCCGCATTGCGGCCGGCAAGGCCAGACTTGAAAATTTCACGGTTCTTGAGCCGGACATGCTTTTGAATAGCGGCGGAGAGGATACCGGTGCTGTTCATGACCAAACAAATAACACAAATACAACAATGTACGAACTACTGGTTAAATGCGGCGTCCTCACCAAAGAGGAAGCCGCATCTGATAAGGCCGGCAAGATCGCAGAGGACAAAATCAACAACCTGAAGAAGAAATCTGAGGGAGTCGAGCAGTCCAAAACGGAACTTGAAGCGGCCCGAAAAGAGGCGGAAGACGCCAAAAAAGAAGCAGCCACCTGCAAGGCGGCCAAGGCCAGGCTGGATGAAACCGAAGCCAAACTGAAAGCGGCGGAAGCCGAGCTTGCCGAGGTGAAAGCCTCCAAGGCGGCTCTTATCGACGCGGAAATTGAAGCCGCCATCAAGGCCGGCAAGATTGCTCCGGAAGATGAAGATGCCAAAGAGGCCTTGAAGACCGCTCTAACGGCCAATATCAAGGCCGGCAAAGCTCTGATCGCCTCCATAAATCCGAACCCTGCTTTTACGACGGTGGTCGCCGGAAAGGCCAATAACGGCAACGGCGGGAATGAGCCTACCGGACGTGACCGCATCATTGAAAACATCAACAAGGAAAAGAACTAAGCCATGTCATTTTTGACTCTACTGGACATTCAGAAACGCAATGGTTCGGAATCCGACATCGGATTGATCGAAGAAGTGGGGCGCTCCGCCCCGGAAGTAACGCAGCTTGCTTCCGTCGTGGGCTCCAAAACCATCGTCAAAACCTATGTACGCACCGGCATTCCCCGAGCCCGGTTCCGCCCGGCCAATGCACCCATCGGTTACACGTCCTGCACTTACGAATCAAGGAACGTGGAACTGTTTCCCATTTCCTCCATCGTTTTTGTGGATCATATTACGTTGGAAAGCTCTGACGACGGGGAAGCCGCCGTCCTGGCCGATGAAGCTTCCGGGATTACGGAGGGGGTTCTTCTTTCCTTGGGAGCCCAGGGTTTTTACGGAAAGAAAATCGACAAGAACGGTTTTCCCGGACTTCCCGATTTCATCGACGATACGATGATCATCAGCGCAGACAGCTCCAAGGCCGCCGACAATTACGACGGGACGTCCGTATTTGCCGTTGTGGAGGGGCCTAAAGGCGTGCATTGGCGCTGGGGGCGCGACAAGGGAATTACTCTTGGCACGTTCAAGGATGCGCTTATTCCCGGCAAGGATCCGGAAACGGGCGAGCCGGGTGCCATTCCCGGCAAGGTTGCCGATTTGACCGCCTTTGTCGCCCTGGTCAACAACTCCAAGCTGTCCGCCGCACGCCTGAAGAATATCGGCACGGCAGAAGGAACGACGCTGGATGACGATAAATTGGCGGAACTGCTGGCTTTGTTCCCGGCAGGCGTCCGCGTGACGAAGTTCATCATGAACCGCATGGCCTTGGAGCAGCTCCGCAAGAGCCGCAGGGTAGTGAGCGTTTCTGTGGACGGCGGCAAGGCGGGAGGGGATTCCTCCGGATCCGCCCCGATTCCGACCCACGCCCACGGCATCCCGATTTTGGTGACGGACTCCATCGTCAACAACGAAAGCGACCTGTCCTCCATCACGGGCATTTCCTACTGGGGCAAGCATGCGCCGAAGAAAGTGAGCAACAAAAAGAACCAATAAGACGGAAAGGAACCTTAGACAGTGAATCCTATCAGACACACCCGCAAGGACGAATTGCTGACGGCCCGGATGAACATGCCGGGCACGGGCAAGACGGCCTATTCCGAAGTGCTGGATGCGGGTCAGACGGGCGGCATTGATGAAATGTCCATCGTCATTGAACACGAAGACCTTCCGGCTCTGGCTGCCGGAAAGAAGATCACGCTGACCCTGGAAGCCTCCGGGGATGGCGATAGCTGGGCCGAGGTGCCGGGGTTCTCCCTGGCACCTGCGGCGGGAGAAGAAGCGGGAGCTCTTGCGAACAGCATTGCCGGACGGGCTCCCTATGGCATGGGACGCTACATCCGGCTCAAGGCTGTGGCAGACACCGCCAGCGGCGACAATACCGCCGCCAAATGTGAACTCTCCATCCGCGTGTAACCGTCATGGCGCTGGTCCAGATCACGGAAAACACTCTGCGGGCCTTCCTAGCGGACGCTGAAATCGCGGCGTTTGACTCGGCAGGAGCGGAAGGGGATTACCCGGAACGGGCCGGCGCCCTGATCAGGACGACGTGCAACCTCGTCGCCGGAATCGTTAATTCTTCCGGGAAATATCCCATCCTGGCAACAGGTCAGGACAGGGTGCCGGAAGAACTGGAACACCCGACGCTTGTCTGGATCCGTCACGCCATGCTGGCCGACTTGCCCGACATGGGCGACCTGGAAGGATCCCCCCGCGCCAAGCAGTACAGCACGGCAAGCGAGATTTTCCGGGCCGTCCGGGAGGGCAGGTTTTATCTTGCCCCCTACGATTCGGAGAGTGGCGGCGTAGAGGTGTACGGAGCCGGGCAGCCCTATCAGAACTGGTGTGAACTATGAGTGCTTTACCCGCAAGCCCGCGCATCGCCGCCGGGGAAAAAATCTATCGGAAAATCATTACCCTGTGTGCCCGTTACAACAGCGGGGAGGATCCCGGCATTGTCATGCGCGGATGGGATGCGGACCTGAAAACCCTGATTACTCAAAAGCTGTCCAGGCTGGGAATCTGCGTGCTGGTATGCGCCCCGAAACGAAAACCCCTGCAGGAACAGGGAGGTACGAATGCCGTCATTCTGACCACAAAAATCGTCATTGAAAGCAATCCCCTCCTGAAAAAATCCGACGCAACCGCCGTCCTCGGCTGGGATGCGGACGATCTGGCAGACCTGCTCGCCATCGGGCTTGACGGGCATCGGGAACCGGGCTGGCTCACCTGCATGAAGCTCAAAGTCACAGGCACGGAGTCAAGCCGGGTACAGATGGCCAACAAGGCTGTTACGCTCACCCTTGAACAAACCACCATATTGAAACATGGCAACTAAACCCACCACCGCCGCGGCCCAGGAGGCCGCTACTGCTCCGGCACCCCGCATCGTCAAATGCCGGGTGGCCGTCAACAAGCTGGAACTCCCTCACGGCATCGCCGCGCGGGGAAAAATCGTCCACATCCCGGAAGACGTGTACAAAGTCCACGCCGACGCCGGGAAAGTGACCTTTATTGACTACGTAAGAAGCTAACAACCATGTCAGAACTCTACAACAAGGAAATGCTGGTCGGCACCTTTCTCGACCTGTGCCCGTTCGGAACGACAGTCACGGCCGAAAGCGGCACGGACACGGTGGACGAGCATTTCAAGCCGGCGAAGGACTCCGACGCCTGGATGATTGCCAACGAAGTCATCGACTACAAAATCACGCCGACCACGGAAGACGACGCCCGCACGGTATTTTCCCGCGACACGACCTCCTATGTGACGCGGAAGAACACCAAAGTGACGGGCAACACCATCGAGATTAATTCCACAGAGGTTAATCCGGTCTGCTGGCAGGTGATTTACCAGTGCGACAGGCTGGAAGCCGGGAAGGAAGTGCAGCCCTTTTCCCGGAACATCTACGGGCAAAAGGTATGGGCGCGCCTCACCAAATACCAGGAAGACAAAAAAGAAATGATGGTCCTGGAAGTCGCGGCGCTGCTCAAGGTGGAAATCCCCACGGAAAACAACAAGCTGATCACGCCGAAATTGACGCTTGAAGTGATACCGTCCTCCCTGAATTCCCTGACGCCCACGGAAGAAATCGCCTTCCCGGCCTCCGCCGGAGCATGACAGCCGGGGCCGCCCCTCTGTTTGCATGGGGAGGGGCGGCCCCTGTTTCCCCCACCATTATTGAGGCATGGACACGACCGTATCTCCCTTTTCCATTACCTTTGACGGGCGCCCCGTCGTGCGCGCCGGGGAATTCCTGCTCGACTCCCTGCCGGAACACGCTTTCCCGGTGCAGTTCGGCACGTCCGCCACGCCGATCATCAACAGCCCGTTCCCCAGGCTGGACGCATTCGGCAACCTGTCCCTGTCCTTCACCATCTCCACCGTGCGGGAATGCGCCTCCCACATGGACGCGTGGAGCGCCTTTTACGAATGGCTCAACGAATGGAAAACGGCGGGGAAGGGGGAATGGGCCTGGACCGACGCCTGCGGCCGTGAACAGCGCTTTGAAGCCGTCATCGCCGACGCCGAGCCGAAGGTTCAGGGCCTGCGCCTTATTGTCTCCTACAACTTCACCCTGGGCCGCCCGCTATGAAAACCCTTGACGTATCTTCCGCCGACTTCCTGGACATGGCCGAAAGCCCGTCCTACAACCGGCTCTCCTTCGGGGGAGCCTCCGTCTCCTTCCGCGCGCCGGTCTCCCGGTTTGCCTCCTGCCCGTTTGAAGAAGGGGAAATAGTGAAAGTCGTCTGGCGCGGGAAAACCCTGCTCATCGGACCGGCCATCGACCTGGAACACTCCCTTGAAGGAACCTCCGAGAGCTGGGACATCAGGATTTGCGATTACTGGTGGAACCTGAGCAACATCCAGTACTTCGCGAATGGCCGCGCCAACGGCATCTTTGCCGAATACCGCCGGGGCACAGGCGGAAGCGGTCAGGAAAAACAGGCGACCGCGAACATCCGGGACGCCCTCTCCGGAGTCCTGGACCACGCCGTCAGCACGGCCCTGGTCCCCATCAAATACGACCTCCGGATCGACAAGGATGCCGAAATCATTCCGTTTGCCTACTCGTCGGAAACGTATGCCTCCCTGCTTTCCCAGATCCAGCAATGGCGCCCCAACATGGCCGCGTGGTTTGAATACGGCGCGGACGACTCCGCCACGCTGGTCATTGCCGACCATGTCCATTTGCCGGATGTCGTGCTCGACCTGTCCGCCGTGGACGTAAGCGCCCTGTCCCTCAAGGCGCGTCCCGATCTGGTGCCTCCGGCCGTGGGGCTGACTTGCAACGCCTCCGTTATTTCCCGGGTTCAGCGCGCGCTGGCCGTCTATCCCTCAGGCGCCTCCCTGTCCCAGCCCTATGTGGTGACGGCGGAAGTGGACGTTCCGGGCGGCGTCAAGGTCTCCGACACTGCCGGACAATACAGCCCTGCGGAAACGGGTTCGCTGGGTTACGACGCCCCGCGGATGATTGTCCGGGGAGACAAATTCCCGACCGGCACGGCCCAGTGGGCGGCCCGCGTCAAACGCTGGGCTCCGGCCCTGGAGGATTGCGCCGGCCTGGAAGTGGCGGCCAGTCCGAAAATCACGTCCATCACGCCTGCTGACGCGGAACACCGGGGATACAGCAGCGCGGCCGTCACCCACGAACTGACCTCCGGCCAGATCAACGGAAAGAGCGCGAGAATCAAATGGGGCAAGGTCCGGGTGGATTTGCGGGTGCGGGCGACGGAGCCCCCCGACACGGTGAAGCAATATTTTCCGGAATACGGCGGAAAATCCGGAACCGGGGACCGCTGGATCGGAACATTGACGTTTGAAGTGACCACGACGAATGTCGGCTACGCGTCCTACCGGGTGGACAGGGCAGGGACGGTGGAAAGCGTATCCGACGACGGCGGAAGCCCCGGAGACGACGAAACATCGGGCAGCTACGACACCTCCGCACTGTATAAAAATTTCCTGAAATCCTACTACGAAGCCACCCGCGCGCTGCCCTATGACGGATCCGCGACCGTCCACGACGACTTTGACCAGGTCTGCGGGGGGCGCCTCTCCATCACGGGAGGATTGAAAGAATGGGAAACCATGCGGTCCGTCATTCAGGAAATATCCCTCGACCTTAAAACGGGAGTTTCCGACGTGACGGTGGGGGCCCCGGAACAGATCTCCCTGCAGGACTCCATCGACCGGAGCCGGCAGCTTGCCGAGGCGCTGCGCCGGACGGCCTGGGCGGACTCGTCCACGTCTTCCGGGGGAGGTTCTTCGGGCGGAGGATCCGGCAGCGGAGGCTCTTCCGGAGCGGACGATGAAGTCCCGGAGCTTCCCAGCGTCGGGCCGTCCGTAAAACTGCTGCAGGCCCAGGAGCCTCCCGCGTGGGGAACCAGCGCCGTCGAGGTGGGATTCCAATGCCGCCTGTCTTACGGGAGCGACGGCAAGGTGTCCGACGCCTACATCCGCCAGGGGAAGGCTATCTATGCCGGCAACTATATCGGGGGGCTGCTTCCGGAGGGGGCCGGTTCCGGGGGATGGGTGAAAAGCCCCGTCACCTCCGGGGAAATCTGGCTCAAGATCCGGTTGGACAAGGACGCGAAATATCTCGGATCCTCTCTGTCCGCCGCGGGCGGCGTCTCCGACCCCGTCAGGCTCGCGGAGGAAGACCGGAAAACCCCTTATGAATATTATTTCCATCTGGCCACCATCGACGGCAACAAGGTGGTGCAGCACCAGGCGGGCACGGTTTATCTCCAAATCCACCCGGGAACCTTCGGCCCCTCCGGAATGTCATGATCAGGATATACACCTTCACCTATGCCGGAGACGCGCAGGAAGCCGTGGCCTGCGTCCGGTGCGCCAGGACGGCTCTTCCGGAGGCGGTAGTTACGGTGGTGGACGACAGCGCCGCCCCGGTGCCCCCGGAGGCCAGGAGGGCTCTTGTAGCGCATGGGGCGCGGTATCGCCGGAGTTCTTTCCCCCGCTGCGGCAACCTGCGCGGCCCGGAGTGCGTCCGGGGAATTATTGCCACGCTGGCCGGGGGGGCGGCGGATGGCGACACCGTCGTCAAGATTGACTCCGACACGGCGCTTCTGTCGGGCGGATGGGTCAGGGAAATGAAACACAACGGGCTTGCGCTGCACGCCGCCGGATACCGGGTTCCCCGGAACCCGTCCGAACGGTCCGCCTACGGAAATTGCTACGCCCTGAGCGGCCGGGCGGCCAGGATGGCCGCCGAAGCGCTGGAATGCGCCGCTATCCCCCCGCTCGCCCCGGAAGACCTCACCATCTGCCGGGCCGTCATGGACGTCTGCGGACGGGAGCGTGTCCGGCTTGACGAGCCGTGGACGCCCCGGAACCGGGCCGGGCGGGG